GTGCAAGTCCCCTAGTGCGTCAACCCTCTGTTTTGTTGACCTGATCCTTCATTTGTTGAATCAGTTTTTCCATATTTGAAAAAATAATATTCATGTCCATTCCTTCTGGAAGTCCCATTGCCATTGCAGATTTAGATATATTTTCCTTCATCTTTTTTGCCTCTGGATCATCCGACAGAGACAATCTTGTATATAATACTTTTTGCTTCTCAAGCAAATCTTGGAGTACATTTACATGTTCAAGTTTTCCTTCCCTATCCATCTTAAAAAACTTGAACATATTATCGTATAGTTTTTCCTGAAGTTCGTTAATATGTGCAATTTCGGAGCGAACAACTTCAGAATCAAAAAAACTCATAATACACACTCCTTTAAAATTTTCTTATACTTGAATATATCAATATTTAGGAAGGAATTGTATTTTTTGATATTTTTTGAGACCAATTGCCAAACTGGATCTATCAATTTTTTATCAAAATCATTCCCAAAGAGAAATATTCTGTCATATATGACCATAGTTTCTATGCTAATTTTGCCATTTAAGAATTTTTTAAGTAAAGGTGGATGTCCCTTTGAGCAATCAAAAACTTCTTTAAACTTATGCTCTGTAAACAAATCGGTAGTCTCTTCTTTAAAGATATATGCCAAAGACTCTTTTTTCTTCTTCCAATTGTTATACACAGATTCACCTTCTCTAATTATTTGACCAATCCAAAGAGAATCTGCGTCTCCAGAGGAAACAAAATTAGCAACAAAAAAATCAATAATCTCTTTATCATTTTTTTGCCTACCTAACTTCTCAAACCAATATCTATCCTTCCTTTTATAAAAGGATTGCAAAGAGGCACGAGTTTTACCACAATACTTATGATAATCGTAATTATCTTTTGTAAAGTGATTTTTTAACGAAAGATATGTCTTATATACGTCAAACGGAGTCATAATTTTAGAAGGGGGGTTTTCAAAATTTTCCCCGCGATGTTTTTTTCGACTTTTTTTGAATCAAAAAACCAATTTTGCTCTAGAAGTCCTCTTTAAGAAGTTTAATTCCATCGCATCATACTTAATCTTTTCCTTTAAAGGTTTTGATATAAGTTTCGGAACTGATTCTAAATCAATACTATTCTTTTCACAGAAATGAATAATAGCATCAATATAATTCATATCTTTGTTATTTTTAACTAGAACCTCAATCTCTTGAGCAAATTTTGTCGGGCAAAAAAACTTCTTCTCTAATACCCTTTCAAACTCGTCTTCTAGTTTAACTGGCATAGCTTTCCAATTTGTAGTTAAGAAACTCTCTAGTGTATTCCATGAGTAGTTTAATGTATTTTGTTTTGTCGTATTCTTCATAAACAACGCATTCTCCATTTTCACATGCCATAATAATGACAAGTTTTTTTACTTGTAGTCCTGTCAATTCGTACAGCATACATCCATACGCCATACACTGTACAAAATAATGTTCAATCCACTCTACTGGTTTAGGTTTTTTTGATGTCTTGAAATCAATGATGGCAAGTTCCCCATCAAACTCAGCGATACAGTCTACAGTTCCAGCAATTCCTAGAACCTTGCTGTACATTGAACCTTCAAGTGCATGAATATTATTTATTCGATTTAGATCTGGTTGTGCAATTTTGAATAAAAATTCCGACAGTGGTTGAACCTTTGGAAGTTCTTCGTTTTTGAGATGATGCTCTGTCAAAAGGTGCATGTCAGTTCCACGACTTGTTGCTTGTCGTGTAATTTTATCTGCCTTCTCTGCACCAATTTTTTTACGCCAGTCCGCAAAGAACTGGCGATTTTTGTGACTAGTAACAGAAGTGATAGAGACTAGTTTTAATAGTTCGTTCTCTTCAGGAACAAAATAATATCGAACACCATCTATAGTCTCCCTCTTAAGTTGAGGGAGTTTCAAATCAACGTGATTAAACATCAAAATCCCAATTCGTGTTTTGCAATTAAGTATTCTTTACAGAGACCAGAACGAACGATATCCTCAAGACCAAACTCAACAATATCAAACGAAGGCATAACTCTAAGAATTTTCATAAAGTCAATAATACCATTTCTTTCATTGGTTTTTTGCAAGTCGGATTGAGTTGCATCACCACAGAAACAAATTTTAGTATTCTCACCAGACCTTGTAATTATACTATCAAGTTCATGGAAATTCAAGTTTTGGAATTCATCTACAATAATAATTGCTTTGTCTAACGTAGTTCCTCTAAGGAATGAAGTAGACCAAAAACTAACCGTGCCCTGAGTCTTTAGGTTGCCATAAAGCATTTCAAAATCAGCATCTGTTGCCATCTGGAACATGTATTTGACCATGTTCTTGTATGGAATCTGATAGATATCTGCTTTATCCTCATGTGTACCAGGAAGGAATCCGATTTCTCTAGTGGCAACAAGAGATCTTACGATATAAATTTTTTCATACGGTGTTGATTCATCAAGAACATCCTTCAAAGCGTTATAAAAAGTGATGAATGTCTTTCCAGTTCCAGCGGCACCATATGCAACTAAATTCTTATCATTATCAAACGTCTCAAACAATTTAGATTGATTATCGTTGAGAGGTTCAATATCAAGAAGAAAATCCATATTAATTGGTTTTCTTCTTTTCATTTGCTTAGCAGTCATGCCAACACCAATTGGTTGTAAATCGGGTCTTCTCTTTCTTGCCATAAGAATTTTAAAATTAATAGGGTTTATTATCCACCAAGAAATAAATTCTTTAATGGATACTTTGTTTTTTTGTTTAGGAGATGATGCCAAACATATTTGGCACCACCAACAGCAGTTCCACCATCATGAGATAATGGGTCAACATAAAAATTGACATTTGGAAATGCTTTAATATACTCATAATTATTAACACAGTTTAAAAAGTAACCACCAGATAAAACAATGTTATTTGTTTGAACTTTATCAAGTAACATCTGTATTAGTCTAATAGTATGCTCTTTAGTTTCATTCTGTAGTTTTTTTGCAAGATTTGAATTTTGTTCAAAAGTTGGGTTTTTTAAAAAAGATTCATCAAAATTAGGATTTACATCATCATTTTCATAAATCTTTCTAATAGTATTTAATACATTTTTATTGTTAGTATACCATCGATCCGTTTTTTGATCATAATCAAACCAAACATCATTATCAAGTTCACTTGAATTACCATAAGGTGCTAACCCCATAATCTTACCAGCAGAATGTAGTCTAGTAACTGCAGCAATAGAGTTAAACAACCAACCACAACTTCCAGTTGAAGATAAAATTTTATTATCCTCAATTTCAAATGGTGGATCAAAGTAAGTAATACAACTTGGAGTAAAAACTTGACTAATCAATTCACACTTTCCAGTCTCTGAAAAGTAAAACATAGATTCAGATTCTCTATTGCGTATGTAATCTCTAACATATGCACCACCACCATCTAAAACTAATGCAGCCGCCTCATTAAATTCTGACCCATAAAAAGCACTACATGCATGATACAAATGATGTTCCAGATAATAATGCTCTTCTCCGTAAGTTATTGTCCATTGAGATAATTGTTTTTTAACCTCCTCAATCATCTCCTTATCAGATTCTTCAGCATAAAAATCTTCTGTATAACTATCACCTCTACAAAAGGATACAAAGATAATGTGGTCAAGATGTTTTGTATACTTTAAAATATCAGTGATAGAACGAATATAACTTTTTAACGTCCATGGTTCTTCCTTTCTTTTGTTCCATCTATCATCTTCCAAATAATATATGAGTTCTCCATCTTTAAGAAGAGCAAGAGATGGATGGTGTGATATGTTAACTCCAAGGATGTACATAATCAGTCATTTAAACAAGTGTATAATTTATTTTCTTCTGGAAGATAAAGATACTCTATACGACTATTAGAGATAGTGGTAAGAGCATCATAAAGAGTATGGCAAATTACTTCTCCCGCAAGATTAAACGAAGTATTAAACAACATTGGAATGTTTGTTCTACTATAAAAGGTTTTAATTAAATTATAGTAGTGATAATTTTGTTCTTCAGTTACAGTTTGAATTCTGCAAGTATCGTCAACATGAAGAACTCCTGGAATTAATTCTTTTTTTTCTTCTTTAACTGGAATTGCATACATCATAAACGGAGATTCTTTTATAGTCAACATTTCAAACCATTCATGAGCATGTTCAAGTAAGACTGAGGCAGCAAATGGTCTCCACCACTCTCTTCTTTTTACCGAATTAACAAATTCTTTAGCATCAGAATCTCTAGGGTCATAAAGAATAGACCTATTACCTAAAGCTCTTGGTCCTGCTTCAGTTTTACCTTGAAAGATTGAAACAATATTTTTTTTATCTATTAGATCTACAATGTCTGAGTACGTAACATTATATTGTTCCGTTGTTTTATCATTCCCAACCATGATTAAATCTTTTTCACATTAGATTTTGGTGCTCTAGATGCCTTCTCAAGAACATCATTCCACCCAGGGTGCTTTTTAATCAATTGGTCTTTCCATTCACCAACCTCACCAGTAGAAGCACAACCTTCAGACCAATCTCGTCTCCATTCTGGGTTATCTTTATACCACTGCATAATATCATTAACACTCATTTCAACGACCTTTTTTTCTCCAGTCTCAACATGAATAATAGGATAAATTGCCATAACTTCTATAATAAAGATAACTTATTTATTGGATGATAATAGATGGGGCATCAATACATTCTGGACAGTTCTCTGGTTCCCAACCAAGT